TCTGTAGCCCTTGCGCTCCCGCCATCTCGTTCTGCAACTGTTGCGCGTTCCATCCTATGTCGAAATTGCCTAAAGCATTGGATGTGGTAGCAGCGCCTATAGGCGTGTTGCCTAGACCTCTCGCCGATAGCTGGCTATTGGTCTGATCCGTCAATCGCTGTTCTTGTTGCGCACGCAAAGCATTCTGAGGGTCGAACGCATTCTGGGCTAGTTGCCCGGCTATGCTGCTAGTCGGAATGCCGAAAGCCGTAGGACCTCCAGCCGTCGTGAAACTAGTAGTGCCTAGATCGCCGCCTTCGCCTTTAAAACCTTGTCCCCCGAACCCGCCCCCGAACCCGCCCCCTTGTCCGGTAGACGGACTCCATTGAGGCGTAAGGCCGAAAAACGCACTCTCTTCTTGGTACAGAGGCCCCTTCATAGCCTGCGTTAAATTCGACAGATCGGCAGCATTAGCCGATGCTCTTACTCCCGAGGAAGGAGAAAATCCTGTAGCCGGATTGCCGCCACCTCCACCGCCGCCACCCATTACCATCTCCCGTTATAACATCTTCTCGTAGCTGCTGCCTCTTCGACTATATCCTAAACGCTCCAGTAACGGACCTACATCCACCGTACTAGAAGGCGTGTACACGATCAATCTCGTTCCGATCTCCCTAAGACCCTGCTCTGCTCCGACGATCAGACTCTTCCCGATCTTTTCCGGCCGTTGCCGCTCCTCGGGAACAAGGTACAGGATGAGCCCGTTTGCCACAATGATCCGCGCCCGAAAAAGCGTGCCGCCGCAATTGAACCCATTGACGCCGATCAGTTTCAAATCCCGCCGCGCGGTGAAGATTCTCAGCCGCCCCGCCAGTTCCCACATGGAAGCGCCTTGAAAATCCGGGTCCATAGGAAGTTCTTTCCCGAAAAGAATCCCTTCCTCGTTCCAATATCTGATAAATAAAGGCATTACCTCTAATATCAAATTGCTCCACTTTTCCCAGCCAAATTCGATCATACCGCCAATACCGAATCTTCCCATCCATATATACAAAGATATCCTGATGCACTGTTCGAACCATAATAGATGCTATTAGACTCCAAATAAATAGTATAGAAGTCGCTAATACCGGCATTAATAAAACCATGAACGATGCAAGCTCCATTTAATGGGGCAGTTCCACTCCCCGTAACTACTATAAAATTAACTCCAGCCCCGCCAACAACTATCTCGATTTTATGAGCTGTAGGAGGAACTAACGTAGCTAAAGAAACAGTTATAAGAGCAGAAGGATCGGTTAAAATATTTCCCGCAACGCCAGATGCAGCCACAGGTTGCTTTCCGCCAGCCGAAGGAATATAATGAAAAAGCTTACCATATTGATTAAACGGCCTAATATTATTACTACCATCGGTTACCATAACACCTACGCGATATTGATATGTATAACCGATAGGTAACGCAGGAGCCGTAGAACTTAACGATATTATAATTGAAACGGCAAAAGAAACAGGATTATATATAATCCAAATATAATAAATTGTATTTGCTGCTATCGTACCGGTATCTAATCCTCCTGCCCCAATAGTACCAGTGTTAAGAGTTTGATTGATCGATGTTAATAATACATTGCTAGTATTAGAAGGATTAGATAAAAATAACGATGCAGCTATTACACTTAAAGAAACATTACTCGAATTGCCTATAGCTAATCCAAACACAACAGATGGGGCAACCGATATGGGAGGAACCACTCCAGATAACGGAGCAGCATTGGCATTGACGTTCGCCACGATTTGCGCAAAATCAGCGTTGACCTGACTTGACGAAGCAACGGTACTAGGTTGAAATATAAACGGCAGAGGAGAAATTATAGCCATCACAAACCTACATACGATAGCGACTCGAATATCGTTCTTAAACTTCCTATAGTAACTCCTAGACTAGAAGACCCAACTATTTTAAATGCTATTCTATCGAATACTAAGTCATGAGTCCATGGTATTTGTATTTGATTTAAAAGGCTGGGAGGGCCATTATCCCAAAGACCTACATCCCATTTTCCTACATCCCATATCAAACCTCTCGTTCCTACAATAACTGAAACAGATACAGTATCTAATACCGTATTATCTTCTCTTATAGCAGAAACACTAAATATATTAGCATTGCCATCACCTGCTATATAAATAGTAGACAAATTAATAGATTGTTTAAAAACGCTATTATTATTAGCTATATATTGAGTAAGCCACGTCCACTGCAATACTACGCCATTTTCTGTATATGTACTACCGCTCGTAGGTATTACATCCGATTGCCATAGACCTTTAACCCCTATAGGAGATACTATATAGCTGCTCAAATAAGCAGAAATCAAGCTAGCCGGAAATGTATGCGGCCCGCTCCAAACTTGCCTATCGAGATCGTAAATAAAATCTTGATTAGGCTGGCCTACAACGCCATTATTTTGAACGGTAAATCTGACGGTTTCTCCAGAACTGGCTACTACAATTCTACTAGGAACTAAAGCATTCTTAAATGGGTTATTCACTCCAGTACCAGCTAAACCAATAGGAGGACTAACTTTAACATCCCAATCTATTATCCTAACTCCGTCTGGAGATACAAATATAAGTCCTCTTGCTATAGGAGAAATACCTAAAGGCGCAATACATCCTGTAGCTATGTTAAGAGAATTTAACGAAACGGAACCAACGAATGGAGTAGCAGCACTAAAATCTCCGGTTACAGAATATACATTGTTCTGTTTGAATATCAATAGCGTTTGAGTTATACCGCCAATAACATTATGCTGACCTAATACACCTAGAGCCATAATCTTACTGCTATCTCCATAAGTTAATATATATGGATTAGTCATCGTAACTTGACCGGATACAGCGCCTAACAATTGATCGCTTGCATACGTAGTGGCGCCCGTCGAAAGGTTGCAAACAAAATACGCTCTATTAAAAAAGTTCTTTACATAAACAGGAACTGCGGGAAGAACTATAGTAGTCGTATTAAGACATGACCAACTTAGAGTCGTAGGGTCCGTAATCGTTATCATACCGAAAAAATTCTGACCGACGCCGCTAAATCCAGGATGCGTCACAAGAACTTTATTGCCTACTATATCCATAGTAGGCGGCGTCCAATCACCTGTAGTAGGTGGACTGATAGGAACATTAGTAGATAAAATACCTGAGATAGCTATATACGAATCAGTTAAAATATTATAGGCAAATGGTTGGTCATATCCAGGATTCAAAGCACTAGACACCATACCATAAATAACATTGCCGACAACGATCTGAGCAGACACAAAACCTGGAGAGAACTGTGCAACCGTACTAGGAAAAGCAATGGCCGCTGGCCGAGGGACCCACTGATCTTTAGTACCTTGATTAGGTACTAAATTAGTAAGCGCATACATAGCTCCCGTACGTTCGTTATCGGAATCCGAATCCGATACGGTCTTAGCTACAAAAGTATAAGGAACTCTTGGAAGGCTAGGAGCCGATTGCGGCTGCGGTTGGGGCATTAATATTCTCTTTCAATCTGATAAATATCGGCCCATATTACTTATTTCATACAACTCATCATATCCATCTATGAACTTCCATACTTCGATCATTTAACTAACTCCTATATCCCGCCAGTCGCCTTACTGGGCGGGTAGTATGCTCTGCTGGCTCCAAAAAATCTCGCGTCTAATTGTACATGTTCTATAATATCTTCTTTATCGCCTTGCAAATTTAGCCATCTTCTCAATATCCCTACCGCCCCGGAAGGACCGTCGCCAAGATAAATGTTAGCGCGAGGATCTCCGGCATCCCGCATCAACTCCCCGGCAAGCCTGACTTTTAAATAATTCTGGCTTGGAAACCAAGGAACGATGGGCGAAGTCTCGGGTGTCGGTATATCCGGCAAATTCCCCCAATATCTAAATTGGACGGGTATCGTTAATACAGGGGGAGGATATACAAATAAGCTTGCAGGTTTAGTAGAAACGTCGGTAGCATAATTATATGGATAACCGGCATCGGCAACGGTATTTATTAAACTATCGAATTGAGCCAAACTTATCTGCGTAAGAATATATGGAACGCCATTAATGGTATAAGTTATATCTCTCGATGAAGCCCTAAGATAGTCGGGAGGTAATGGATAAGGACCTGTAGCAGTAGCGCCATTAATAGTAACTATAGCTGTATGCAACGCAATATTCAAATCGTATTCTTGATTAAGCTCGGTAAGGATATCGTTAAGATACTGACCGGCCTGAACAACCATGCCGGGAACGTTTGCTATCTGACAAGCTCTCAGTACAATTTGAGCAGCACTTAACGGCACTAATCATTCCTTTACACCGAACGCTATTAACAACTCGCCTTTTTCCCTTTTTAAACTGTTAATTAATATATCATGTCTTATCAAATTTTCTCTATTTGTGTTATACGCAATTTTAGCATCTCTGCTAATTCTATCCATATCTGGATTTTTATCCTCTATAGACTTCATATCATACTCTAACTGCGCGCGTTGCGTCAATAATGTTTGTAAATGATTATCGATAGTATGAATCCTAATCCAACCTATTTGTCTGCCAACTGCCTTATGAATTTTATCAACTACTTGCGATATTGCCCTGTCTGTAGCTTCTTGCGGCATAGTAGTTTGCCAACTGACTGCACTTCCCTTCTCGTCGAATTTATATGTCACCCCAACGGCTATCGCAATACGATCATCTTGTTTACGTAAATCATTATAATATGTTTTATTTTCTTTTGCAGCCTCCATAGCTTCTTCTTTGGAAAATACCGTCATACTCTCACCAATTTACCGGGAGGAGAAGCAGTACCGCTATGAGCCGAAACGCTTCCCATATTCACCGCTTTATAGTCTTTAAGGTTAGGATTACCCGCTAATTTCTCTATGCTCCAACACTGAGCCATTTGATCTCGAATGGAATCGGCAAGGCACCTAGATATAGTATATGTTTCTCCATGATAATAATATTTTCGATTGATCAAAATGTATTTAGAATATGCAGGTATATCTATTGTGATTTCAGTTTGCTCTAGTTTCTCGTCATACTTAGCTCTTTCGTCATCGACAGCTTCGCGAAGAGCAAGAGCCATAGACTCTTTCTTACGTTCGTCGTTAACCTGTTTAGCCGCATCTTCTCTGATGCGCATCCAATCTTCTTTAGAAAGGATATGTTCTTTAGTAGCCACCCTTCATCGCCTTTTTAACACCCATATGTTTCATCAATGGATTTTCTTTTTCCTTATCGCCTTTTCCCACTCTCTTCGCTATTTCTACTTTTACAGCTTTCTTCCCCTTGGGCTTCTTCATCGTACTACCCTATGTGTTAGCGACTGCGTGCCAAGACGCAGCGGCGGCGGTTGCAGCACCTATAACCATCACTTCTCCCGTATTAGGGTCTACTGCTATATAATCTCCCTCATACAGTCTTAGTTGACCTCGGCCAGGAACGAACAGAAGACCTACGCCGATGGCCGTACCTAGCTGAATAGTCGTACTATCGACACCGCTTAGAGAACTCTTTACCAACGCATTCAACGCGGCCCAATCGGCGGGAAATATGGACTGCCCTGCCGCGTTCCAACGAATAGCGGGGAGAATTACATTCGTTGTCGTTCCCAAAGTTCCTAGCGGCACACTGCACCTGTTAGTTGAACGTTAACGAGCCAGCCGAAGAACCCTCGATACGAATAGCAAACGCATTATTCTTTAGGAAATAACCATTGTAGAACTTATACGATGCCATTCGCAACTGATTAGCAGGATCGGTCTTCTCTGCCGAATCGAGATAATTTACCTCTATCTCGTCCAACGTCACCCGCGCAAATGCGTGCTCGCCAAAGAGGAACATGGGATAGACGGTCACGCCGTTCGCGGGCGCCGCTGGGGGAACTTTGGCGGCGCCGATCCCGGTCAGCACGATAGTCGCACCGGGCGCGATCTGGGTCGCCATGCCTTGCAACGGCCCTTGAGTAGGACCGGACACGGACGCCGCAAGATTCTGAACTACCGTAGAACCTACCGCGCTTATATAAACCGAATAAGTGTAACCGGGAGTAGAAGGAACGGTAACGGAGATAGACCCAGCTACGCCAGACGCAACATTAATAGAAGCAGATTGTTGAGATATAAGAGTCTCGTACTGAAAGATATTATCGGAACCAGTGACGATGATCTGATAGTTTCCAGCCGCTAAAGACCCACCGGTAATCGCACCAATACCTGTAGCAATTGGCGTTCCGACAAAGAACGGAACCATGTTAGAAGCGCAAAATCTAATGCCTGACCACTGGCCGACTTCCATATTATAAAGCCGATGATTACCTGAATAGAACGAATCCAATTGAATTTGCGGATTGTTGCGCAAGTCCTCCATCATGAACGGATGCAGAATAGCGATCCAATGAGGAAGCGTTCTAGGTTCGCTAAGAGCATCGGGCTGACCCTCTTTAGCACTCTTTTTAACGAGTGGACCTTTAGGTCCTCTAAACATAGGAGCGCCTAAAGTCTGTAGCATAGACGATGCGCGCTGAAGTTCTTGCGGGTTCATTACATCGGTAGCAGCTATATTGCCCCTGCCGCCCTTCGCATTGACATAATTAACCTGCGTAAACCCGAATAAAGTAACCGCCGCATTCCTATCGAGAAGTTCCGAAGCGGACATACGGAGACGATCTTTGGCGATCTCGAACACATGATGTTTAATAATTCTGGTAGACACATCCGTAATGGTGACGAGAGCAGTCCACTGTTGCAAAGCAACCGTCGATTGCGAAATTTGTAGTGGGGTTGCTACGGGAGGAACGCCCTCGGCGGTAGGCGCATAAGACACTGGCAATCTAGCATACCGTGTCATAGTATAAGTTGTACCGCTACCGGGCGGCAATGTTAGTTTTTCTGCAAAATCGTCAAAGACCAAATCGGAATGGGTAAGTTCCAATAAATCTTCAGCTAAAAATCGCGAGACATCTGCGGCTAGAGAGACTGCTGTAGTGACTGCCATTTACGTTGTCCATGTTACGAGACTTACTGGTTATAAGCCCCTGATTCCAACCGTTCCTTTAGAACATCGCTCGCACTCTTCTTACCTTCACCGCCAGAAGAAGAAACGCCACTTCTAACAGACGATGGCCTAGTTTGTTGACGTTGTAGATTCTCGGAAGCATCTCTCTTTGCCTTGCTAACTACTTTAGAAGATTTTTCCCTAATTTCTCTATCTGCTTCTCCAACTAAATAAGACAGGATCATATTCCTAGAAACGTATGCACCCTTATTAAGTTGATCTTGGTACACCTGTTCCACACGATCCCTATATTTATTGTACTCAGGAATAACAGACAAACGCGAATCAAATTGCACTTTATCTTGCGAAGTTTGCAACTCTTGACGAACTCGTTGAAGTTCCTGTCCATGCGCTCGTAAACCCTGACTAACATAATATCTCACTTGCTCGTCTACATCCATCATAGCGACTTGACGGCGTTCCTCGTCCGGGTCCACCTGCGGCTGTCGAGCAGTAAGTTGCTGTTGCTGAATATCCATCAAGAGACGACGATATTCCGCCGCTTCCGTCTCTGCCTTCTCTCGACGAAGAGTTTCTTGTTCGAAATCTCGGCTAGTTCTGGCTACAGGCTCGACCGTCTCTTGCTCGACCTGTTCAACCGGCTCTTGCTCGACCTGTTCGACCGGCTCTTGAAATTCGTTTTCGTCTACCATTTCAATCTCTTACACATTATGCTCGCGCTCGACAAGCAGAAACTTCAAACTACGCCCCATTTTCGAAACTGTCAAATATCCTTTTCATCGGGTTCTTTGGCATTCGATGAACCCGTACGAGTTCATCGTGCTGACTCCGAAACCGGCCACTGCCACAAGATGCATCGTCGTTGCTACCGAAAAATCGTACGTGGTCGTATTGAGCGGCAAAATTACGCCAGTACCAGTCGTAAGAGCACCAGCAATTAAAGAGAAGCTAAAAGGCAATACACTTGGTTCAACATTTGCCACCGTATTTATACCCCCTTCTACAAGCGAAATTGTAGTTCCCGCTGCCGGATTAAAATCCACACTGCCGTAGCAACTCCAATGCCCAGAAGTTAGCGCAAGAGTCGTGACATCTTTCGCCGTACCACTAACCAACGACACCCCTGGTTGGTTTACGGACCTTAAGACTTCACCAACAAGCCCAGCAGTTTGCGCCGAACCATCCACAACTGCGAGCGGCGGAACAGGCTGATTATTCCCCGCCGCCGCAAGATTAGACCACTCGGTAGTAACTGATTTCGATATTTGTTTGTGAACGAGAACGCCGCTCGATCCCGCATTAGTCAGAACTCCTATATCCCAATTAGATAAGACATTCGGCCCAACCGTTACTCCTAGGTTTGCCGATGCATTGCCGCCCACCACAATGCCAGATTTGCTTCCCGTATAAGTTACGAGTCCAGTTCCATTGCATAAGTTATCGTCTATGGCGCTCTCGGAACCACTGCCAGGTACGGTAATTGTCCAACTGGCATTAATGCAATTAGGACTAGCCGGATTAGCTCCATTCACCATAAACCCATAGTTATGATGCAAAATATTATGGATCACATTAGTGGACGTTATCATGCTCTGATAAAAAGCGCCCTCGAATCCACTGACATCCAAATAATCGGATGTGCCGTCGTTACTTCCAGCGACGTTTATCCCGATCCAGCACCCAACGCAGTCCGTCCCTCTAACGCGAATACCCTGCCAACCCGTCGCAGTTTGCGCTGGCGCATAAACAACCCCGCCGCCCGTATCCATGAAGCTATGTTCGACCGTAACGGTAGTCGGCTGATGCGTGCCTGTCAGCACAATAGCATACTGAGTTCCATTGGTCGGAAGAACGCCGCCCCGGTTCCCCTCGTAATGATAGCCGGTAAAATAAGCCCCCTGAAACTCGTTCAGATTAAACCCATTGAGAATGTAATGGCCGTTTGCGTCGCCCTGAATGCGCACGTTCTCGACGTCGAGAGTCGGAGGAATAGTAGCGCTTACTCCAGCAGGATAAGTCAAATAGAAAGCCGCTGTTTGCGCCGGACCAACTGCTGCCGTGATCGCTTGTTTTACAGTAATTTTGATATCTTTTAATACGACTTGGTTGCCAACAAAAATTCCGCTAGTAAGCGACGCTCCATAAAACATCGCACTAGAGCCATTAAGAAGAAACTCACATTGCCCTTCGTGCCAACCGCCACCAAAAATTTGAAACGACTGTGTAGTGATTGTCACAAGTCCAGTAATATTAAAAATACCATTACAACTAATAGGCACCCCTGAATTTAAAGCTGTTTGAACATTTGCCGTATCGTCGGTTACTCCATCGCCAACTGCTCCAAAACTTTGAAATGTTCTAATACGTTTAAGATTAGCATCCCATGCAGTCGTGGCTACCTTAGTAGAATTATCAGTATTAGCTTGTGTAGTTGTAATTGGCGAGCCGGGAAGAGAAACCGAATTGGCAATAGTTGGATTGGGTAAAGTACCTGCTAACGAACCGCCCAACGTGCCTATATTAGCCGATGCCGCCCCGGCCGCCATAGTAGGATTAGGAAGCGTGCCGCCAAGCACGCCGCCCAACGTGCCTATATTAGCCGATGCCGCCCCGGCCGCCATCTTGGCATTGGTAACGGCTAAGAGAGCAATGGTCGGCGACGGGAAAACGCCTGCCAAATCTCCTCCAAGAGTCATGCCTGCATTGATATCGGCGCTCGTCATGGTGCGAGGCGCAAGGTTTCCCGGAGCGCCCGATGGAGAAGCCATAAACTGGTTGGCAGGAAGCGGAGTCGCTTGCGCAAAGGCATGGCCGCCGCACGCGATCGTGCCTAGCAGAGCTAGAAGAATACACTTCATACTCATGCCCTAGAGAACTCTCCTGTATCAGGATTATAAGATATTAACTCTTTAAGCCGACTTTGTGTTATCATGATTGTACTGGGGAATCCGTACTATACGTACGCCACTGGCCTAAACTATAATAAACGTTCACTCCCGTACCCGAACCGGCACCTTCTCCTATTTTACGGCCGTTGCTAGCCACTGCTCTACTAAACTCGGGAGGAGAAACCGGCAATGTAGCAACAGTCTTTATGCCATAGTCTATTACAGGGTTAGATGTTGCAAAACTCCCATTAATATCGTTAACTAACTCGTTAAAAGCATCGGTAACGCTAGGAGAATCGACAAACGAAAATTGCTTTATAGGAGGAGATATAAGTACTCTAGGAAGCAGTTCGTCCGATAAAGACATACTAACACACTCTTCTTAAGAGTACGCTATGGCTACAGTTTGCCCGGCACCTGGAATAACGGTAATACCCTGGAAACATTGCCATTGCGGTTTATATATCCCTACAGTATTAGGAAGCGGCATAATAGCATTGGCAGCAGCAGCAGCGCCGACCGTAGCAACATCGTTAACCGAACCGACAGTCGTGCCTGCAACTACAATACTAACGCTAGCCACCATACCGGACGTAGGTTTTACGACGGTGCTAGCAGCTATACCGAGCAGCGTGGAATACCCTAGAGACGCATCGCTTACCCTGTATCCCATTATTTTTTACCCTTATGATATTTACCGCCGCGTTTCTTTTCGGCTCGTTTCTCGCTCATCATTATGGCAATCGCCTGATCCCGGCTCTTCACTTTAGGCCCGCTCTTAGAACCGCTATGAAGCTGTCCATGTTTAAATTTCGACATGACCTTGCTAGACGGCATTATCCAGCTACCCAATTAGTACCATCGCAAAACACAGGACACACAATCGAGCCGCCACCAACAGGAACATCTAGTAAAACCGGTACAGTTAACGCATCGATTACAAAAGCTCTCGTACCCATAAGATCGGTAGTAACTGGCGGCAAATCGGCAACGGCGAACCCGACATTGCCGCCTAAATTCTGAGTATTCGATTGATCGTTTATGTGAGTCGCTAATGTATTATAGCGAGCCAATGCTGCACTAGGGTCTAAAATACTTATAAAAGGCACCTCTGCCATGTATACAATTCCTATCAGATATTGAAACCCTTCTGCTTGATCTCGGTTTTCAATCCTATGAAATTGCTTTTGATCGTAGCAGCATAAGTCGTTCTAAGCGCCAATGGAACGCCAAGAGCAGCGCCAAGAACGAGAGCAAGATTATTAATAAATCCAGGCGCAGCACTGGGTTCTATAAATTTTACGTTAGGTACAGTGTGTCCAAGAGCATTAACTGCGTTGATGAGAATGTTAGCGTCCTGCACCATCTCGTTCTGGGTAGTTATCTGATTGAGAACGATACTGCCGCCTCCAGAAAACGGCGTTACTATTTCCAATGGCGGGTTAGTATCGCTGACAGTCGGTGCTGGCGGTGCTTTTCTCGATCCTAAGATACTCATGATTGCATCCCTCCATTAGGCGTCATGCCGGGCATTCGCTGCATCGGCTGGCTCGGCACCGCGCCGGGAGGCTGCTGCGCCGTGCGCGGACGACCGGGCTGCGCGCCCGGACGCGGCGCGGTGCGGCCGCCCGATTGCTGTGCCATCACCTGCTGCATCATTATCATCTTTTGCTTTTCCATTTCAAGATTTTTGTGGGATTGAATGTGTGGTGCCTTCATTCCGAATGGATCGCCGTCTTGCTGGAGAGAAGTCGTATGAGATTGTATATGTTCTACGACATTATCCATAGGATGAACTGGCGTAAACTGTCCTATATCCATCAATTCATTTTCCTGATCGGGTTGAATCGTCATTTGTTCTCTAGTGTCCGAGAATGCAAGTCTGCCAAGGCGAGGTCCAAAAACAGTCTCAACGATGTCAAGAAGAATTGGTGCCGGATCGAACTTATATCCTTGGTATGCTTGTTCAGGTATGGTTCTAAGAACGTTAAGCATAGCAATCTTTTGTTGAACTTGTTGTATAGACTTAGCAGCTTCCGTACCCACCCAATAAAAATTATACCTAGTACGAGTCTGGAACGGCGGAATCTTCTGTAGATTCGCCTGCATGCCCATCTCGCCGAAATTCCTGACAACAATTTCATTATCCCTATATTGATAGTCCAGGTCCATAACCAAATTAATAAACGGAGTAAGGATCAACTCCTCCATTGCCCTGCTTACATCTTCCGCCATTAACAAATCGACTTGTTGCTCTTGAACGATCTGAGCTTGTGTAGGTTTCTTGCTAACAGATTGCGGTATCATCGATGGATTCACGGAAAGCACTTGAAATATCTCAGCCTTAATAGCAGTCAATACCTCCATGGCATGTTGCCACACTGGAGGCATTTCGGCAAACTGGATCGAATTAGGAGGTACGTTCCATATAGCCCCGGGGGATAATATGAGCGGAGCCGTGATATATGCAGGATCGCGATAAGTAATAGGAAGGAGACTATAATTCGCGCTATCGGCAGCTTCGTTAAGAACATCGTTAGCGAAATACTGCAAACGGCGCACTTGTTGAACAATAGAAACTCCTTTTACCGTACCATAGACTTTTCTCGATGGAGCAGATAATAAAGGACATACATCGCACCATAACGGATTCCGCCTACACATCAAAACATTAGACGTACCAGTCATAAATATTTGGCACAATCTCATATCGCCATCCAACTCCAATTCCGTCCATATCTCGTAAACCTGAACCCACTCTCCTCTGCCATCTTTCTTTACGCCAGCCGAATGGATAGCAGCCTTCGAACTATCTTTACGAAGAGAATGTAAAGAACTGAGTTGAAATAATAACTTCTCGCCTTCTTTCTTATCAATGTCTCCGATTTCTATCTTATCTTTTATCTGTTGCTTGGACCACCTGCGAACAATAGCAGCCGCACCCCCGGACGATAGAGCGTCCCGTATCGAAGAAGAAGTATGAGGCAGTATGCAAATGTCTATATCGCTGAGTATCTCGACACAAGGAGTACTCAGCGGTTCCTCTTCTTCTAGTACGTCTATGGCCTTGCCAACTTTAGTGCCGCTATACTCAATTGATTTGTTCGTTCTCGATGTTATAACTCGGTTCCCGGTCTTCCACTCGACGTAGATGTTCCATTGCCCCTCGATATCTCCCGATACGAAAAGAGACTTTAGAACAGACCTTATGTCCATATCGTTGATATAATGCTCGCCTATGGCAATAGCGGCGCGAGGGATCGTGCCGTCGTCGGAAACGGCCTCGATATGGCGACGAGGGAGTGGGAAAAGAGAGTTGCAGAAGCGGGTAGAACGGGCTTGCAGAGCCTCGTAGACGATGGGAATGAACAGACGATTGCGGCCGGAATATAATTGGTTCGTGCCTAGCTCACCGTTGTATAGCCGCCAGTAGTCCAGAATGTCCGATGCTCTCGTAGATTGGCTATCGTAACCTTGCTCTACGTCGATAAATAGCTTATTCAGCTTCTTTTTAAGCTTCTCGTTATTGCCGGTCGCTAAATTTTCGGATCGATCTTTGTCGGGCACATGCCTACCCGCCCGCTAAACGGGGGTTACTCACGCCAATGTTCGCGATAGTATCATAGCTTTGACTTGGATTGCCGGTCGGGTATGCTTGCGGCTGATTCTGGATGTATTGCGGAGATGCACTTGGAGCAGCAGCATCATAGGTACTTGCAAACCCATAGATCGCCATTTGCGACATAGCTTCTGCAATGGACATAGCGTTCTGATCTTGCGGCACGCTATTACGAGCAGCCGTGGCTATCCCGTTGAGGGCGTTATATAATCCGGCGTTCATTTCGCTCTCCTATACCAAGTCTTATATGAGTCTTATATCGAAGCTCCCGTATTTGGATAGGTCGCCCCCGCCCGAAAGCGAATAGAGAAACGCCTCCGAACGGGGGTCGCGTGCGGGAAGGAAACCCCATGCGGTCTCGTGTCTACGCCTCGCCGAAAAATTTGTCAAGACGCTCTTTGCGGCTCGGCAGTCTCGTAGCGCTGGCCATCAGGGGTCATTGCATATGGCTGGCTCGAAGAAGATTGATACGAGAGAGGTGCTATGGCCGACTCCAATGCGTTCATCAAAACGGAGTATATATTTTCTTTAGGACCGGTCGCACCCTGAGCCCATGCGTATCCACCGAGCATCGCCTTCCGCGTCCATATAGCATCGGGACCTATTTTAAATCTGGGCTCTGCACGTATCTCCGTTCTAAGAAGTTCTCTCAACGCTTCTCGCCCCGTATCCTGCGAACCGCCCTTGCGAAGATCGCACGATCCGCGAGCAGCCGCCGGAAGCCCGAACGAATTGCGAGCATCCCAGTGGAATGGGGGGCAGACGACCTGCACCTGCTTGTTCGCATAAAGACGGGCCTCCTCGATAATGCCCGTAAGCAGAAAGGACGTGCCCTCGTAAGCCCAATCCTTATGAACCGACAACGTGCGGTTGCGATATTGGAACAATATGCCTGCAACGCCGCTGACGCCTATATTAATAGCAAGCGTATAAGGAGCCGGTCTTTTTTGCAACTCGTCGTCGATATGCACACCAGAGGTGTCCTCGTATACGGGAACGCCTATGCGAAGAGAGGGATGAAGAAGGTAGGCAAGCGCATTAGGTATGTCTATCTCCCCGGTAGGGAATGAAAGGAATTGAGCAACTGCATCGTCGAATGTATCGCTCGTTCCTGCAAAAATAATATCTCCATTTGCGAATAGAGGTTGTAGTCTTCCGACGAACTCAATCTTTCCTCTAGGAGCCTTAAGCTCTCTAATAGGTAAGAGGTTTGATCTATTAATCTGCTCGTGTCTGAGAGGCTCCATAATAAATTGTTCGAGCCCATCCTTCTCCACTCCTATAGCTATGGGATGGTATTGCTCCTCGATTCTGAAACACTCGTTCACGATCTCCGATGGAAGTATCCGTGGTCCTTTAGCCTCCCAAATAACAAGTTTGCGACCGACCCAACTCGCCACGGCAATGCCAGTGGTAGAACTCGAAGACTTGATAGTACGGGCAGGGTCGAGTACGGCGTAGACGGGGTGCCAAGTGCGTACAAGCGCGGGGTCGTATTTGAACATATCCTTGGAAAATATTCTGGTGCCGGGGTCTACCGCCTCGACCATATACTCCGACATGAACTTATCGAGTTGACCGGCATTTATATAAGTCCGACGTAGCTCGTTGATAATGTCGAGAGTAAACAAATCGGGCCAGGACGATTGGCGGTCCCCGAAATAATCAATAAACTCGACCGGAACGAAGAGCGCCCTGAACTCCTTCATCCGGCTCAGACGCACCGCGCAAGACTCCGGGTGAAGAGGCGTCGCCGCGACCCTGATCTTAAAGTCCTTGATATGCAATGCAGGCTTCAAAACCTTCCAGAACCAGTTCCAAACTTTTCTGCGGGCCTCCTTCGTCTCGACCGACTCCTCGTTCTCCAGGTCGTCGATGATACAGAAATCGGGACGCCGGGAGCCGGACTTGATCCCTCGAAGAGATTGCCCCTGGCCGAGGGCAGAAAATGTAGTGCCGTTCGACAAGACAAGACGCCTTCCGCCCCAACTCTCTCCTTGCAAGTCCCCGCATAGATAGTTCAGATACTTGTTGTCTTCGAACTCCTGACGAATGGAGGCAAGACGCTCCAGAGCCCTCGGCTCGGTATCTCCTATGATGAGAACATGGTTGACTTGACCGGTAGCCGCCTTGATCGCCGCCGTCTCTTCGAGCAGAGTAGACTTAGCAAACCCGCGATGGCACATGCCGATAACGTAAGGAAGATCGCTATGATAGAGGCGTATCAGCTCCCTATGCGCTTCGCTGGACTTGGATGAGTGACGATGGGAGAACACTACCTCGTGCGCCTCTACCGGGTTCGACAGCACCATATGGGCGAGGACGATACGGTCGATAGTAGGAGCGGGGCCGGTCATTCTAAATAGTGTTCTAACAGCAGAGTTATGTTATCCAACATCTTCCCTATTTGCTCGGTACCGCTAGCAATTCTTTCTATGGGTTTTAATAACGCAATTACAGCATCTCGTATCTCTACATTTTCGCTTTGTATGGAGAGAGAAGGGTTACGAGGAAAGAGACTAGCAGGATTAGAAGAATCGGAATCGATATGGGGAGGAGAAATATAGGGAGAATTAGGGTCTATCATCTGTTTCTCCTTAGCATCCCGTTCGTAGCATATCCTGTATTAATTCGCATTCGAGGAAGGAGCGGCAGGGGAAAGAGACCGACGCCGGGGATCGCAGCCGCGTCGGCCTCCTCTCACATCCACCAAAACCGGATTCCGACGAGGAGGCACGCACGCGCCTCCGCACGCCGATCCGTTGGAGCAGCAAGCCATGGAAACCGGAAAAAGTCAAGCCGAAGAAAGAAGACTCAAGCTCGACGATTCTAAAAAAATCAAGCAAAATAGAGGGCGGGGCAAAAAAAGATCGTTGCCCCCCCGGCCGCCGGATCGATTTCGGAGTTCTCCAGTAGGTCTATAGACTTTACCCACTGCCCCCCCTACTACCTACAGAAAAAGATTGATATCGATTACTATTAGTAATGTATGATTACTATCACGATCTATCGCTAACTATCACGATCCATCAGTCCAGTAGGTCTATAGACTTTCCTGTACAATTATGTACAATTACTATCACGATCAATCACACTATATCACTATCAATCGCTAACTATCACAATCAATCGCGTCACTATCAATCGCTTACTATCACGATCAATCGCATTACTATCAATCGCTAACTATCACGATCAATCGCTAAGTATCACGATCTATCGCTTACTTATTTTTCGCATGCCCAATTTAGAGCAATTCCAAACTGACTGTGACAAATCTGCCACTAAGAAATGCTTTTACCGACAATTACTTACTTTAGCATTCACTTACTTTTACTTACTATCACGAGCAAACGCTTATATAGTCGTCCGGGTTGTCTGCTAAGTTGTCCGATGGAAGATATTGATTTTATTATACTTGGACAACTAGGACAACTAGGACAACATAAAAAGGGATACATATGTGAGAAAAAAAAAGGAGAGAGGAGAACATATAGAGAAAAGCGTTAGGAAAAATAATTTGTATATAATATATGCGAGGCGTTGACAAACGAGGTTTTTCGTGATATCCTTTCAAAATCAACGTGTTACGTCTTTTTTGGTTGTCCCAAGTTGTCCCGAGTTGTCCGATAATCATAACCCATTGTTTTCCCTCTCGAAAAGGTACTTTTCGATGAAAATAGAATGCGAGTATGGTCGCCTAAAAGAACGCAGATTAAAAGCTAGCAAACGCGCAAAAGTTTTTTATGAAAAAAATAAAGATAAGATACTCAAAAATAAAAACAAATACCACGCAGAAATTAGACGCAAGCAATCCGCTCATCGTTATGAATATTATCAAAAAACCGGTATAATTCTCCCCCTCGGCATATTTAAAAATAATAACAATCCTACCATCGTAACACACAACATACCAGAGAACCATACAATGAGATTTACATATAATCCCCAACCAATAATGCGCACTACCAAAGGCATGATCAAAGAGAGAGGAGCTAACGAGAAAAAATACGCTAAATGGTTGGGAGAAAGAACAGAACGCAAAGCGAATAGAGCAGCGATCAAAGCGAAGAGAGCAGCGGAAGCCAATCTTTTCGTCGAAAACAACCCGAGCGGCGACGATATCCCATTCGATCTATAAACTCTATAGACTATATATATAACTTTCATTCACTTTTATGTGATATCGCTATCAATCGTGCAATTTCATACACTTAAACTATGTTCACGTTTTCGTGATCGATCTTTTCAAATCTTCTCTTGACTATCGCTATAAATCGTGCGATATTATGCGAAGCAGTCAAAATTGCACCTTGCAATCCTGCCCCTCGATTCGCTGTTTGACATCGTGATATTTCTTGCTGATCGCAAGTACGAACGCCACGAGAGCATTTTTCTCCTCTCTCGCGACGTTAGCGCGAGCGATCTCTGCTCGAAAAGAAAGGCATAACATGACACAGTTACTACCATGCGATAGAACAGAGTTGAACGTCGCTCTTGCCAAAGCAATCGCTTACAAGCAATGTGGCAAGGAGCTAGAGGCAGAAAAATGGGCGCGAAAGCTCATCGAACTGCTTGAGTTGGCGAGCATATTGAGATGAGTTGCTAGTCGATGGAGCGATTTGCTCCATCTGCGAGCATCTTGCTCGAAACGAAAGGAAATCGAAATGGCTTACTTTGTCGTTAAGGCCTTGGATGCAGAAGGCTATTCCATCCATGAATGGGAATGCTACGGTATACGCAGAGCCAAGGAGACTGCAAAACGGGCTCTTAGCGAGTATACGGATTGCAGCAAGGTAGAGATACAAAACTATCATGGCGACGTCCTCTGGGACAAGTTCCAAAAGTGACGTTCGATCCTAGCACCGCTTGGTGCTAGTGCGAGTGTCAAAACTCGATCACGCTAATAACGTTGCTCTAAACTAATATGGAGATAACATGTTAACAAAGATGCAATCTATCGTGCCACGCACGTCGCTAGGAAAACATCTATCTTGGCGGGTGTTGGCCGATGGAA